ACGGCTACAGGTCAAACTGCAGCCTTTGGAATGGAAGCAGACGCCAAAGCCTTGGGAGAAAAATACGGCATATCAGACGTAGAAACAGTTAGAGGTATTCTTGCGAACGCCAGAAACGGTAGAGGTACTGTTTCGGGTCTTATGGCAGCAGAAAAAGCTAGAATTGATAAAGCAGCAGCAGATAAAGCAGCAGCAGATAAAGCAGCAGCAGATAAAGCAGCAGCAGATAAAGCAGCGGCAGATAGAGCAGCGGCACAAAAACGTGCTACAGATGAAATCAATAGAAGACGACAGCAAGAATACGGAAGAGACGACAGTGGCGGCGGTTACGACTTTGGCGATACCGGACAAACCGGAGCCACAGGAGGCACTGCAGACTACGGCGGTGCTTCAGCAGGAGCTAGAGGCTTTGCTGATGGTGGGCAAGTCGGCATGGCTGTAGGTGGACAGATGGCAGCAGGCATGGCACCATCTGGATTTATCGGTGCGCCACCTAGCCAAGTATCCGAAGCAGAGTCAGTTGCAGACAACGTAAACACTCAAAAGCAAGAAGGTACATTCATCATCAATGCAGCCGCTGTTGAGTTCGCAGGCGAGTCTGACATTATGAAAATGCTTAAAGACGCGCAGAAAGAAGCAGTTAGACGCGGAATAACAGTTGACAATCCAGAACGCAGTGCTAAACTAATAGATGTAGCCGTATCACGAGGAGAAGTGACGGTTGCACCTCATCTCGTCAAAATCATCGGTGAAGACCGCCTTACCAAGATAAACAATCGCGGTAAACCGGAAGTTAAAGAACGCATCGAAGAGAACGGTCAGCAGGCCGTAGGTGCGGCTGAAGGTGGGTTCCTTGGTTTTATTGACAGCATCAACCCTTTTTCATCTAGCGAAGAAGAAACACCCCAGCAAGGCTTTGCTACGGTACCTGTAAAGCCCGTAGAAGCGCAGCCTGTACCTGCAGGTAGGGAGCTAGAGGGTGACGTAGGAGAAGCAGAGTATGATGCTCCTATGGATGAATACGGCGATGTTCCGAAAAGTTTAAAGGAAGCTGCATCTCAATTTGGTGCGAAAGTACGCACTCGTTCAAACATTAAAGACTTCATGAGCGATTTGTCAGACGTAGATGCTTTGGCTCTTCTTATTATGTCAGAAACAGTATCCAACAGAGACCCTGTAGATGATATGAAAGCTATTGGTCAGGTCGTTGTCAACCGCGCAAACTCAAATTACAGAAACTTCAAAAAACAAAACACTATAAAAGACGTGATTTTATCTCAAACCAAAGGGGGTGCCTTTGAGTTTGCAGGAGTGGATAAGACACCTTTTAACAGAATACTTAAAGATATTAAACAGGGTAAAGCAGATAGGGGTCTTGCAAAAGCCTACTCCGCAGCTAACGATGTGTTGAGTGGCGAAATGGAAGCAGAGCCTATCGTATCTCCTAACACCTTGTACTACACTTTACCTAAAGCTCAAAGTCAGTGGATGAGAAAAAGCCCTGACCTTCAGCTATCTACCAAGTTTGGAAAGCACGAATTTTACGAAGTTCGATAGCTTTACATATTAGTCAGCTACCCGCATAGCGGCCCTGACATAACCGAAGCGGCTACCTACACGCCAAGTAGCCCCGCATTATGAGGTAAAAAATGGCAAAAGCAAAAGGCCACAGAGCCAACAAACCAAATGACTCCTTCGGAGTAACTAACGCCAATAACTTGTATCGTGGAAAATATCGTGACGAAGTTTACGAAGACGAAGATGAGAAATTAGAAGCGTCTGAAGAAACCCAAGAAGCTGACCCCGCAGAAGCGGCTACTCAGAATGACGATAGTTTCGTTCCTCAAAAGGAAACAAAGGACTCGGAACACGACTACAAAAAACGGTATGACGACCTGAAGAAGCACTACGATAGCAAGGTTAATGAGTTTAAAGGGGAGATTGATAGTCTTCGCAAAGCCATGAATGACCGTGCTGTTGAAATGCCAAGAGGTGTAACACCACCAAGAACTCAAGAAGAACTCGAAGAGTTTAAGGAACGTTACCCTGACGTATTTGAAGTGGTTCAAACTGTCTCGTCTATGCAGACAGAATCTCAGGTGTCAAAGCTCCGAGAAGAAATTGGTACCATCAAAGAACGGGAACAGCAGTTAGAAAAGCAGAAAGCGTACGAAGAACTGCTTAGATTGCATCCTGACTTCGATGAAATCAAGACTACAGATGAGTTCTTGAACTGGCTCGAAGAGCAGCCAAAAACACTATCAGACGGTATTTACAAAAACAATACTGACTCACGGTGGGCGGCTCGTGTAGTGGACTTGTATAAGGCCGATACTGGTCTTAACAAACCAAAGAAGTCGAAGCGGCAGGAAAGTGCAGCAGATGCTGTAACAAAGACCCCTGCTAGAGAAGTTGCTACTGACCCAAGTGCGGGAAAGAAAATCTTCAAGGCTTCGCATATCGCCAAGATGAAACCTTGGGAGTTCGAAAAGCTGGAAGGCGAAATCGACTCTGCAAGGGCAGAAGGGCGAATTGATTACAACTCTTAATCCTCAAGGAAGGGATTGAACTAATGGCTTTTGATAGCGCATCAGGTTACAATAACCTGCCGTCTGGGAATTTCACACCTGAAATTTTCAGTCAAAAAGTTCTCAAGTTCTTCCGTCGTGCTTCGGTTGCAGAAGATATTACTAATACCGACTACGCTGGCGAAATTGAAAACTTCGGTGATACAGTACGTATCATTAAGGAACCAACAATCACTGTGTCTTCATACTCACGCGGTTCTGTGGTAAACCCACAAGACCTCGCTGATGACCAGATTACTATGGTTGTTGACCAAGCAAACGCATTTGCGTTTAAGATTGACGACATCGAAGAGCGTCAGTCACACGTCAACTTCGAAGCATTGGCTACTTCTTCAGGCGCATACTCCCTGAAGCGTAAGTACGACGCTAACGTTCTTGACCTCATGGCAACTGAAGCTGGTCTAACTGGCGAATCAGGTGCTTCTGTGGCTCAGATTGGCAGCATCGGTACTCTCGGTACAGCTTTGGATATCGGCGGCAACGCAAATCCCGGCAATCTAGCGGTTAATACTATGCTGGCAATGGCTCAGTCACTTGATGACCAGTCTGTTCCAGAAGAGAACCGTTGGTTCGTTGCACCACCAGCTTTCTACAAGCACCTGTTCTCAGCAGGAGCAAAGTTCGCAGAAGTTCAGGTAACTGGCGACGCGACTTCTCCACTGCGTAACGGTCTGGTGTCACTAGGCAACATCGCTGGTTTCCAGTGTTACAAGTCAACTGCACTCGTTTCTAGCGGTGCTACTGACCAAGTAACCATTACTGGTCTAGCAACAGATGGCACAGAGAACGTTATTCTCGGTGGTCACATGTCTGCAACAGCTACTGCTTCGCACATTGCGAAAACAGAAGTTGTCCGTTCAACTGAAACTTTCAGCGACATCGTTCGTGGTCTTCATGTGTTTGGACGTAAAGTCCTTCGCCCAGAAGCCATCGTTCGTGGCGTTGTTAGCTTAGACTAGTAGGGAGATTTACTAATGGCTACTTACAACGTAACTGGTGCCGTAGCTGGCATCCCTCTTGGTAAGAAAATGCAGACTGTTGAAGTTGTTCTCGACTTCACATCTACTAATCTTGCTGTTGGCGACATCGTTAACGTCTTCGAGATTCCAGACAACACTCTGGTCTTGATGGCAGGTATCGAAGTGTATCAGGCCGCATCTACAGGCTCACCTACAATTGACATGGGTGATGCTGGTGCAGCAGACACTTGGGTAACTGATGTTAGCGGTTCTGCCGTTGCACAGGAGTTCGGTCAAACTGCAAAGCTGTATACTGCAGCAGACAACATCGACATTATAGGTGTTGCTGCTACATTCGATGGAAAAATCCGTTGTATCGCAGTGATGTGTGATTTGGGTGACCCCGGAACAGGCGCACCGTTTGCCTAAGTAATATTGGGGGGGCAGGGTAACTTGCCCCCTTGACTCTTTATTTATTTTGTGATAAAAGCAGATAACCTTGCCGGGGGTAAATACACATGGCAGCTAAGAAATCAAAAAGCCCAAAGCCCAAGAACGCAGCATTGTACTCACGGGTTAAGGCAGAAGCTAAACGTAAATTTAAAGTATACCCAAGCGCATATGCAAATGCTTGGCTGGTTAGAACCTATAAAAAGCGTGGTGGTACCTACGCATAAATTGGAGAAGAATAATGGCAACACTTATGGAAAGGCTTAATAAAGCTTTAGAAATTAAAGCACCCCTTACCCCGTCTTTAATAAAAGAATACAATGAAATACGGAGTATGTTT